TTAGTCTTAAATACACTAAATACAACTGCATCTGAATCAGTAATAGTCACTGTTATAGTATCTGCATTACCAGAATCTTCTGATACTAATATAGATTTTATAATAGCAGTAGTAGCTGATGGTACAGTATATAATGTTGTAGCACTTGTTGACGTTAAATCTACTTTTTTATTTACAAATGAATTAGCCAAAGAAATATGCCTCCGCTTCTGCTTCGTCTTTTATATCTTGTTGATAAGTAGTATTTAATTTTTGTACTATACTATCAATATCTCTTACAAAAGACTGTTGAGTTTGTTGATCATATTCTCTATCGGGTTGTGTTAATGATTGTACAATTCTAGCCATTATCTTCTACCGTCTGGTTGATAATCAATTCTAAAAGTTCCTACTTTCCAAAACTGACCTGTGCTTGTGTTATCTATTTTTAAAGATATAGATCTAGCTCTAGCACGTGTGTCTATTTTTTGTGTGCCTGATGTTATTGTAAATGGACCTAATGAAGAACTTGCTTGTGAGTCATTTGGAAAATCTCTTAAGTTTAGTGTAACTCTAGTGTCTCCTGTTTGTGCTAAAAAATCTGGTATGACCCTTCTAATTTTCATCATAAACTCACCATCACCAGCTAATCCTTGTTGGCCAATATCAAAATCTCCTGATTCTATGTTTGCAGTTATTGCAGATGTTTGACCTTCTTTAACTTGGTTAAGTCCTGTTTCATGTTCATAGTAAGTTGATGTGCCATCACTATTACCAAAAATATAATTAACATCTGTTGTTGCAGTTGTGCCACTTGAATTATAGTCTGTTGCATGAGGTTTACCAAACACTGCTGAATCTTGCCAAGCAGATCTTGCTAATGTACCTGTAGTCCATACTGGTCGCTCGGAGCTTGAGTCTAGATAATTGTATGTTACAACTTTATTTACAGTGCCTGAGTCTGAACTTGGATAAAACCACATTACTTCACCAAACAAGTTATTAAGACCTGCATTAATATGTTGTTTAGGTGTTGTGTTAATATCATCAAAAACAAAATCTTCAACTAAACATGGTAGTGATTCTAGTTTACCAGTGTACCTAAAGAAACCATTTTCTGACATCCAATACGCAGCACCATCAACTTCAACGGCTGCATTCTGTCCAATTAATCCACAGTTAGTACCAACCTGTTGGAATGAGAATGTAAATGGCGGACCAACAAAACGCATAATAAATAAGGCAGTATCAGTCCAAATATAAATTGCATCACGACCTCTGATTGCTCCCATAATTTTTGATCCATCTGCAAGTCTTTGTGTACCTGCAGTATTAGTTGCACTAGGTGCATAAGTATTGATATCCTCTTGAGAAGAAAATCTTATAAACATAGGATCTTGTGTAGAAGAAGTTCCAATAGTTGTTTCTGTTCCAAAAAATATTAAGTGACGATCGGGTGTTGATACTAAACTAAATGCAGAAGCTGTTGGTGCACCAGATATAATAGTTGCTCTTGTATCGGTTGCAGCTGTTGGATTAGCATTCCATTCAAAACTTTCACCACCATTAATAGTTGCAATAAGTTTATTACCTAAATTATCTAATGACCATAGACCTGGTGCTGTTACAATATCACCTGATGCTGCAGCGTTCCATGCAAAAAAGTTTGATGCATCAGTTACAGTATCTCCTGATGAGTGCGATGCAGCTGTTGTACCAGATGCTCCTCTTGTTAAACCAGATAAAGTACCTCCACTGTTACCTGTATAAGATATTAATTCATTATCTATTAATACTGTACCTGAAGATGGAAAAGAAGATGAACTTGCCATAGTCAATGATGTTACACTTGTATTTATTGACGATGATAATGTTGATGTAAACTGACCTTGTTGTTGACCACCCCATGATCCAAGACCAAAACCTGTTGATGCAACCTCAACTGCTGGTCCAACAGGATAATAATGTCTAACACGAATGCCACCTGATGTAGATGCACCTGATCCTGATTCATTAGATCCAGTGTCAATAGTTAATGTTGTATCTGTTGGTATTGAAGTTACCATAAATTTATTGTCATCAAAATTACCAGATGCAAAATTAGAATTAGTAATAGATGAAAAATTATCTAACAATATAATATCAAATTTATTAATATTATGTGCTGATGCAAAAGTTAATGTAACAGTTGAAGAACCGTTAGTTGTAGAAAAAGCTGATGTTAAAGTGGTTGTAGTTTTAATTGGATGAATGTCGTAAAAAATACCACCAGAGTATGCGTATAAAATTCTATTTGTTCCCAATGCTGCATACTTAATACCTGATGTATTTACAAAATGATGAATTGCTGTATTACGACCAGTAATGTCGACAGAACCTAGTTGTGACCAACCGCCTATTTTTTCAGGACTACCGTATCTAAAACGAACGTTATCACCTGAAACCCATTGGCTTTCACCACCGGTAGATGTAACTTGTTTATTAAATCCTGGTGCAAACTGTACCTTCTGTAACATAGTATATTCCTATGCTCTACTATGGTTTAGTTGGCCACGTAGCGTTTTCACATTTAGCAACAGTGTCTTTACCTGCTGGTAAGTCTCTAAGATCTTTACGATATTTTTTCATATCGTCAGACAGAGTATTATCAGACAAAGCAAGATAATCAGTTTCAGCTAATAAGCTATTTCTTCTATCTCTAAGATCAGCTAAAGCTCTAGCAGGAGCTGCATTAGCCCAAGCTGCTTCTTCATTATCTCTAGCTGTTTCTTCAGCTGCTGTAAACTGTACTTTGTTACCGTTTATGTTGTGATATCTTGGCATAGTTTTCTCCTTTGGTGTTATGTATCATTATTATAGAATTCCGTAAAGTGAAATAGTTCCAGCGTCTATGTTACCAGAACTCATTTTAAATTGCACTGCATCAATAGCTGCTGTTACATTACAGTATCCAGCAGTATAACCTACTCTAGCATAATCATTTAAATTACTGTTACTCACAACTGCTATATAATGTTTTACAAAAGTTGTGCTTGCTGGATCAAATAAATGTAAATATCCACTACTTGCTTGATCATTATCAGCAGACTCGCTACCAATTATAGTTTGAAAAGACGTAGATTGTGTTAAGTGAAAATCAGTATCATAACCTATTTTTGAAGTTGAACCACTTTCTTCATGTTGTCCTCTCCAAAAACTTGAAGTTTTTGTAGCATCATAATCTGTGCTACCATCTCTAAAACCAACTTGAAAATGAGCACCATCAGTTGCTGGATGCATACTACTAAAAGTAAACATGTATTCTTTATAAGTAGAATCTAATACTACATCGGATGCTCCATTAACAAAAGACAAAGTTGCAGAACTAGAAGCTGTTAATTTTTTAATAAACACCATGTTGCCACCATCAGCTGAAACAGATCCAAAAGTAGTTGCTGTTCTAGCTCCTCTGTCATTTATTGTAATTAATCCTGAAGTAGGTAATGTCATTATGATTCCTTTATTCCATACATTTTAATTGTACCAGCATCTATGTTGCCACTAGAAAATTTAAATTGAACAGCATCAATGGCTGCAGTAACATTACAATATCCAGAATGGTAATGATTTTGCATATAATCATCAGCATGATTACTATTACCAACAGATAAAAAATGTTTTACAAATGTTGTAGAACTAGGATTAAATAAATACATTTCTCCATTATGACATTGATCATTATCATTTCCAGTATCCGCACCTAATTGTTCAAAATCTGTTGATTGAGCTAAATCAGTTCCAGCAGAATAAGTTAATGCTGGTGTTTCATCATTTTCTCTATGATGCGCATAAAAACTTACTGTTGTTTTTGTTGCATCATAAGCTGATCCACCATCTCTAAAACCAACACTAAAGTCAACTCCACTAGATGCTGGGTGCATATTAATAAATTGAAATTTATAAACAGAATATGTGTTATCTAACACAACACTGTCACTACCATCAACAAAAGATAAAGTTGCAGAACTTGAAGCTGTTAAAGTTTTAATATGTACCAATGCACCTGGACTACTTGCTGCTGCTGCAGGAGCCGTGGTTAGATTTCTAATAGATCTATCGTTATATTTGACTAATGACATTATGATTGTTTCGGCCCCACTCCGTACATTTTAACTACGCCAGAATCTATATTACCAGATGACATTTTAAATTGAATTTCGTCTATGGCACTTGTTACATTAAAATATCCAGCAACAAAATTATTGTGTGTATAATCTCCATTTCCCATATGTGTTGTATGAGCTATAAAATGTTTTACAAAAGTTGTAGAACTTGGATTAAATAAAGTTAAAGTTCCACTTAAACTTGCACTATTTTCTATATCAAATCCACCACTAATATTTAAATATTGAAAACCTGTTGCTTGTGCTTGATCTCCACCAGCATTGTATTCAAGAGCAGTTGTAGTACCCCCTTCATCTTTATATGCAACAAAAGAAGTAGTAGTCATTGTTTCATTAAAACCACTAGCACCAGCTGCGTTTGCTTGAAAAGTAAAATTTTGAGTAGCAGCCGCATGAATATTTATAAACTTAAACATATAACTATTATAAGTAGAGTTTATACTTGATGTAAAATCTAGTGTTGCAGAACTTGATGCTGTTGCTGTTGTAAGCAAAGTCAAATTACCATCAGTCAAGGCTGCCGCTGTAGGCAACGCTGTAATTGCTGTTAGTGCTCTGTTGACTGCAGTTCGGATAGCCATAGGTTACTCCTTTGGATTTGCATCTTTAACTGCTTTAATGTGTTTAAACCATTCCCCAGTCTTGTCGCCTTTATCAGCAACCATATCGTGGTATAATAAATCAAGTTGATAACCAAAATCTTTGTATGCATTTTTTCTAGTATTTAAAACACCAGCTAAAGTTTCTGCTGTATTACCAGCTGTTTCATACGATGCTATTTGACTATCACTAGGTTTAGCTAGTCCATCTATATTCCATTCTTTTATATATGGTCCATTGCCATCACTATCATCCTGTATTAAAATTTTATTGCTGTCCCAAATTTTAGAGTTAGCTTTTAAATATAATTCAACTTTTGTTTTTAAATTCGCCATAATTTATCCTATGTTATAATTCTAAAACCTTGTGCTAAAGTCCCTCTGTATTGAATAGTAGATGTACCACCAGCAGCATTATTTCCACCATAAAATTCTATATAATCGTCAGTATCCAGATTAACTAATACAGTACAAGTAATACCAGCACCTCTACCTTTATTACTTCTAAAATCTACTCTGCTGTCTGTATTATGAAGTACAGAGCCATTTTTATAAATTTTTGCTACTATAATATTAACTTCATTATCTCCATTGTTTTGTACTCTAAAATTAAAACTTATAAAATATTCTCCAGCTACAGCTGGAGTAAATTTGTCAGAAGCAAAAGTGTTATCACTATCTAGATGTTCAGTATCCCAAGTAACTTTTGTCATTGTTTCAGAATTATCAATAGATTGATCTCCACTTTTACCTACTGAAAAAGCTGGTGTGTTTTTACCACCTACCAAAGATACGTCTATTCTTTTAAGAACACCTGCATCACTTATAAGCAATTCATCTGTGTCTGCTGGTGCACTAGTTAAAGCAGTTTGTGCTGATATAACATCTGTATTTAATTTTGCACCAGTTACTGCATTAGCTTGTAGGCTTACAGTTTTTACAGTATCGTCCGAAGGCACACCGAGATCTAGCGTATCACCCAAAATAGTGATGAAGTCAATAGAGTCAGCCGATGTTAATGCCGAGGCGAATACAATTGTACTGCCTGAAATAGTATAGGATGATATAGGAGCCTGTAATACACCGTTTAGTGATACTAAGCAGTGTTGGGCTGATTGTGGGAATACGGCTACACCTCCAACTAATAAGTTGAATGTAGCTGTAGAACTTGTTGTTATTGCATCACAAGCCTGAAAGTTCCCGAGTCTAGGTTGAACGCCAATGTAGGCCATGTTATATTACTCCTTTTAAATTGTTTATCATATTAATTAATTCCGTACAAGGTTATAGTTCCTGCATCCATGTTTCCACTATGCATTTTAAATTGTATGGCATCAATAGCTGATGTTGTATTAAAATATCCAGCGTATAGCGAGTGTGTTGCATAATCTGCATGATATGCTTCATGAACATCTGAGATAAAATGTTTTACAAAAGTTGTGCTTGATGGATTAAATAATCTTAATATTCCAGCACAACATTGATCATTATCACTACCTACCCCTGCCGTTAATTTTTTAAAATTTGTGCTTTGTGCTAAATCTTGAGAAGTAGAATAAGCGAGAGCAGTTGTAGAATCTGCTTCATCGTGATATGCTTCGAAAGAGGTAGTAGTCACTGTAACTCCATAGCTGCTTCCAGTATCTGTACTACCTTGAAAAGATAAAGCTCCTCCATTAGTTCCTGGATGTATATCTTTAAATATAAACATATATTCTTTATAAGTATTATCTAAAACTACATCACTAGAACCATTAACAAAACTTAATGTAGCACTAGAGCTAGCAGTCAACTTTTTAATAAAAGTCATATCACCACCACTAAAACTTGCTTCAAGATCATCAGCTCCTGAATCAAAACCAATACCTTTCCCTGCAACTGGTGTTAGATTTAAACTGTTGTAATTTAATTTTGATAATGCCATTAACTATCCTTTATTCCGTAGAGTTTTATTGTACCAGCATCTATGTTACCGCCATCTAGTGAAAACTGCACAGCATCTACTGCTGAAGTGGTGTTCCCATAACCAGCTACAAAGGTATTCCAAGCATAGGGATGATAACTATTTTTTACCGCAGTGCCCATATAATGTTTTACAAAAGTTGTAGAAGATGGATTAAATAAATATAGTTCTGCACAACCACTACCATCATTTGCATTATCTAATCCTCCAAAAAGTATTCTTTGACCACTAGTTGATTGTGCTAAATCATTTCCTGTGTTATAAGCAAAACTTGTACCACTATCGTCTTCTTTATTGTAAGCTGCAAAAGCTGTACTTGTTTTAGTTACATTATAATTTGAACCACTATCTGTACTCATATTAAATAATAGGTTAGCACCATTATCAGCTGGATGAATATTTATAATTTTAAATAAATAAACAGGGTATGTATTATCTAATACAACACTATCACTACCATCAACAAAAGATAAAGTAGAACTACTACTAGCAGTCAAAGTTTTAATAAGTGTCATAGAACCTGCACCTTGAGTTGTAAATCCATCTGCATCTGAATTAAATGATAACGCTTTACCTGCAACAGGTGTTACATTAAAACTGTTATAATTAAATTTAGATATAGCCATTATAATATTCCATACATTTTAAATGTTCCTGAATCTATATTGCCACTCCCAAACTTAAATGTAATAGCATTTACTGCTGACGTAGTGTTTGCATAACCACCACAATAAGTATTCATACTAAATTTATTTGCATTTGGAATATGATAACATTGAGTATTAGACAAAAAATGTTTTACAAATGTAGTAGACGATGGATTAAATAAATGTAGTGTTCCACAACCTGAAGCATTATTATCAGTATTAATATCATCTGTAATTTTTTGATCGTTTGTAGTTTGGGCTTCATCTTTTCCTGCTCTATACCCAACTTCTGCATACGAATCCCCTTCATCATGAAAAGTGGTAAAAAGAGTTGTAGTTTTTGTAACATTGTAATTAGAACCACCATCTATGCTAAGATTAAATCTTAAATCTGATGTAGATGATGGGTGTACATCTGTAAAATGCACTTGGTATTCTTTGTAAGTAGAATCTATATTACTAGTAAAACTTACAGTAGCACTAGAACTAGCTGTTACTGTAGATAATAAAACCATATTACCACCAAGATCCCCTGTCTCAAAACCATTGGCACTAGAATTCCATTTAAGAGCTTTACTAGCTGCGGGTGTAACGTTTATGTTATTAAAGTCGACCTTAGAGAGTGCCATGGGTTACTCCTTTGGATTATCATCTTTAATTTTTTTAATAGCTTTATACCATGAACCATTTTTGTCTAATTTGTCATCATTAATATCGTGCCATAATTGGTCTAATTGATGTTGCACAGTTGTATAAAGTCTTTCTCTTTTTCTTTGGTATTCTTTAGACGCATAATCATTTTTTAATTCTGTTTCTTTTGATAAAATATCAGAATTTGAAATAGGTGTAGTGCCATCTAACCATTCTATCGTATTGATGTCATCATTTTTAAGTCTTACTTTTGCGTCAGGATTTATTGCTAAAATTGCTTCAACTATCATATTATGCTCCTATCTCTAATAAAGTTACTGATGATGCACATCTCATAGAGTATGCAGCATCTGCATCTCCACTACTTCTATTAATATACAAAGCAGAACTATCTCCGTCTGCATTTAAAAATCTAAAATTATAAGTTGTTGATGATGTAGAACTAGGACTGTCTACATGTGAAATAATCATATTAGCAGCTGTATTATTAGATGTAATACTTTCAAAAGATGCAACTCTACTTCTACTGCTAGCTGCATCGCCACTCCCTATTATAGTTGAACCTCTTAATAATTGTATACCAACACCTGCATTAGCATCCGTTGATGCTCTACCAACATTTAAATTTGCTAAAATAAGAATTTTGTTGGAAGATGAGGAAGGTGTAATAGATGTTGCTAAATCACTAATATCATTTGAAGATAATGTATTACCACCTACAGTTTCAGTTATAGTATCTGTCACTGAAGTTGTAACCATTTGTAAAATAGCACCAGCTCCTAATTTAGATCCAGCGATAGCAGCAGAGGAACTAACCATGGCATTATTAATACTATTAGTTGCAGGTACAGTTGATTGAATAGCTCTACCTAAAAAAATAC